AAACCAGTGAAGCCAATCGAAGCATGGACAGAAACAATTTCTGACGTGGTAGTTGGTGAGGCAGACCCAAAAGTTTCGCAGTCGGAAGTCTAGGCCGAATAATTTGGGAATTGGTCATTGCGACTGGATTACCAAAATCAGAATTTGAAACGGCTGAAGATATACTGACTGCAATAGAGATTTTGGAAAGGCGGGCAAATGGCAACTGATGCAATCAGTTACGACAAAGCAGAATTGCGTGCCATTACCCGTTCTTTCAAAGCAATGGACGAAGAAGCAATTTCACAAGCCAAAGAGAAATCTTCAGCATTGGCCGATTATGTTCGTGGGCATATCATCACGGCGGCTGGCAGTCGCACGCGTAATCGCCTGGACAATCGCGTTGCTGAAGGTTCAAAGGTTTCTAAGTCGTCCAAAATTGGTGAAATCTCATTTGGTTTTGCTGGTCAAAAATTAAGCGGTGGCGGCACGACTCAACAACTTTGGGGCGGTGTTGAATTCGGTTCAAATCGTTACAAGCAATTTCCAGTGTGGTCAGGCCGTGAGGGTCGCGGTTCCCGTGGCTGGTTTATTTATCCAACATTGAGAAGCCTTCAGCCTGAAATCTTAAAACGTTGGGAAGAAGGATTTTCCGAAATAGTAAAGAGGTTTGACTAATGGCTGGCAGTCGCACGCTCAAACTTTCCATTCTTGGTGATGTTGATAATCTAACCAAATCGCTTAAAACTGCCACAACTGACGTTGATTCTTTTGGCGACAAAATGGGCAAGGCAGGAAAAGCCATTGGTGCTGCATTTGCGGCGGCCGCGGTTGCTGCTGGTGCCTACGCAATCAAAATTGGCATTGACGGCGTAAAAGCCGCCATTGAAGATGAAAAGGCACAACTTCAATTGGCGTTGGCCTTACAAAGTGCCACAAACGCCACTGACGGCCAAATCAAGGCCACTGAAGATGCAATCCTGCAAATGTCTTTGGCAACTGGTGTTGCTGATGACGATTTGCGCCCTGCACTTCAAAGGTTGGTTGTTTCCACTGGAAGCATTACCAAAGCGCAAGAATTGTTGGCGTTGGCACTGGACGTTTCAGCCGCCACAGGCAAACCCCTAGAAACGGTCACAAATGCTTTGGCCAAAGCCAATGACGGGCAGACAACTGCCCTAGCCAAATTGGGTGTGGGTATTACTGCCGCCCAAGCCAAAACAATGTCATTCACAGACATTCAAGGCAAATTGACCGATTTATGGGGCGGGGCAGCGGGCAAAAACGCAGAAACATTTGAAGGCAAAATTGCACGGCTAAGCGTGGCTTTCAATGAAACCAAAGAAACAATTGGCGTTGCATTGCTTCCAATCCTTGACAAATTACTAACTTTTATCAATACAAATGCACTTCCAATCGTTAAGGCTTTCAGCGATTCGTTCAGTCTTAAAAGTGAAACTGGTTTAGGCAAAACGATCACTGACGTTGCTGGTGCAATCAAGTCATTTGTTATGCCCATTTTTGACGGCATGAAATCTGCATTTGATAAAATCAAAACAACTATCACAGAAAACAAAGATGAATTTCAAGCCTTTTTTGATGTCATAAAATATGCCGCGCCTATCATTGGAAGCGTTATTGGAAAGGCATTTGACTTAATTGGTTCAATCGCCAGCGTTGTTTTAAATCTTATTTCAAACGTTCTTGGTGCAATTAAGCCATTGTTGAACACTGCCATTGACGGAATCAATACAATTATCACTGGCATCAATTTAATCAAACCTGGTGAAGATATTAAGAAAGTGCCAAAAATTGGTGACGGATTTGCCACGTCAGGCGCACCTGGTGCAATTAAGGGTGGCGGCTCAACTAGCGGAAGCACTGGTGGAGCAACCACTGGTGGAGGATTTACGGGCGGTGGGACGACTGGTGGTGGGTCAACGGGCGGCACAACTGGAACGGGTGCAACTGGTGGAACTGGTGGCACATCAGGTGTTGCGGTAGTAGCAGCAAAAGCAGCAGCAGCAATCACAGACATTGCTGGCGCATTTGATAACTTTACAAGCGGAACACAAAGTCTCGCAGCAATTGAAGCGGCATCAAACCGCGCATTTGCATTTGGCACATCAGGTGTGAACACAAATTCACTTGCTGGAATTTTGGCTGCATCAGCGCAACCAGCGGCACCAACTATCAATGTCACGATCAATGGAGCAATGGACAAAGAAGGAACCGCCCGCACATTGGTTGAAACGCTTAACAATGCTTACTATCGCGGCACGGGTGGGGCAAATAGTTTGGTCGGAATATGACCCAATGGAATCCAATTTGGAATGTTGAAATTGACGGTGTTTCCTACACAAATGCAATTTTAGCCAATTTGACCATTCGCAGTGGTCGGGTGAATATCTATGAACAAGCGCAAGCGGGTTATGTCAACCTTCAATTGATAGATGTAAACCAGGCCACAATCCCCGTTTCAATCAATTCAAGCATCACGGTTCAAATTGAAAATTCGGCTGGTACTTTAATTCCAATTTTTGGTGGCAATGTTGTGGATATTGGCCTTGAAGTCTATGACGTGGGTTCAACCACTTTCACTCAAACTTATTCAATAATTGCATTGGGAGCATTGGCACGTTTACCAAAGATTTTGACCAATGGCGTTTTGTCTAAAGATTTTGACGGTGACCAAATTTATGATGTTTTGAGCGATATTTTGCTAAATAATTGGGGTGAGGTTCCTGGTGCGTTAACTTGGGGGACATACACACCAGCAACAGAAACGTGGGCAAATGCTCAAAATGTTGGTTTGGGAGAAATTGACCGACCTGGTGACTACGAATTGGCAGCGCGTTCTTCAAACCGTGTGGACGTTTATTCATTAGTTTCAGCCTTAGCCACAAGCGGTTTGGGTTATATTTACGAAGATGCATTTGGCAGAATTTCCTATGCTGATGCAACGCACCGCAGCCAATACCTTCAAAGCAATGGATATGTCAACCTTACGGCCAACCATGCCCGCGCCCGTGGAATTCGAATTGATACCCGTGCAGGTGATGTGCGAAATTCAATAACAATCAAATACGGTGCCACTTCTTCCAGTGAACAATCGGCCGCTGATGCCGCTTCAGAATTGACCTATGGAAGCCTTGCACAAATCATTACAACAACACTTCACAATTCTGCTGATGCATTAGACCAAGCCCAATTTTATTTGGCATTAAGAGCCAACCCACAACCAATTTTCAGTGAAGTTACATTTGATTTGACTAATGATGAATTGGACGACAACGATCGTGACAATTTGTTGGGTGTCTTTATGGGTCAGCCAATTTTGCTCAATGACCTGCCACCTAATATGTCAGCAAGTGCGTTCCAGGGTTTTGTCGAAGGCTGGTCATTTCAAGCCAGTTACAATCAACTTTCAGTCAGCCTTAATCTTTCGCCCGTGGCTTATAGCCTTCAGGCATTGGAATGGCAGCAAATCAGCGCGGCGTTCACATGGGCGGGCGTGTCGGGTTCTTTAGACTGGCAACGTGCCACAATTATCACATGACAAGGAGAAAAAATGGCTAATCCAACAACCAACTTTGGGTGGGTAATGCCCACCGCAACCGATTTGGTCACTGACTTGCCCGCTGATTTTGCGGTTTTTGGTCAAGCGGTGGACACATCAATGGCTGACCTTAAAGGCGGCACAACTGGTCAGATTCTTGCAAAAGCAACAAACACTGACATGGATTTCACCTGGGTCACAAATGACGTGGGTGACATTACTGCCGTCACTGCTGGCACGGGCATTTCAGGCGGTGGCACATCAGGTGCGGTCACAATCACAAACTCAATGGCCACAGAAATCACGGCAAAAGGTGATTTAATTGCTGGCACAGGTTCAGCAACTTTTGATAACCTGCCCGTAGGCACAAACGGCCAAACACTTGTGGCGGATTCTACCGCCTCTACAGGCTTAAAATGGGCTACACCAGCAAGCGGTTCTACATTTTCAGGCGCATTGGCATTATTGACTGCCGATGTAACTATTTCAAATACTACAACTACGACTTTGAATTTTGGTACTGAAACAAATGGTTATGACACTGATAACTATC